TACGATCGTTATCCATCTCTACGATCGTTATCCATCTCTACTGGAAGAGAAGAGAAGATCACTCGGCAACGCTCCGTTCGCTTCGCTCACTCTCGCGTCGCCCACTTCGCTCCGCTCAGAGCGATCGTTATCGATCTCTACGATTGGATCGATCGTAGCGGGGTAAGGCTTGGTAACTATCTTACTTCCACAGCTTCCATCGTTATCCATCTCTACGATCGTTTCGTTACAACTAAGGAACTTTCCTACTGATCATGCGTCTAATCCTTGGCAAGATCGATCAATGTCATACCCCTGTGATACGCCTACCCCACGTGATGATCCTCGGACAATCCACCTCAACGGTAATAACGGATCTAACCTCCTCAGCTAGCCGCTATCCCTAGGCTACGGGGATCATCACTCACCTTCTTTCCACCCGACGAAAGGATCATGCCGAAGCAACCACCCAGCATCGTAAAGCTCCGCCCTGCTACAGACGACGATTACCCATTCATTTACGACTCGTGGTTACGCGCTTACCGCGGCAGTAACTTCGCCGGACCGATCGCTGACATCGCGTATTACGACGCTTACCGCAAAACCATCGATCAGCTGATCACACGATCCACATCTCGCCTCATCGTTGCTTCCCTCGTTGACGTTCCCACGGAAATGTTTGGTTACTGCTGCAGCGAGCAGGGGCGCCTCCCGATCCTGCATTGGTGCTACGTGAAGTCTAAGTACCGTCAAAATGGAATCGGAACCATGCTACTCGACGATGCGATCGGGGTGCGGCGCCATTACGCTTACACCTTTCGCACACCGGACTCCGGTTACCTGCAACGATCAGCCTCCGCTGTATATCAACCCTCGCTCTCATCTCGGAGACCCAAAAGTGAACGGAAAGCAAGCCAAGAGTCTACGGAGGATCGCCAATGAGCTCCGCATCGACCCCGCGATCGCGAAGAAGTGCTACCTCGAAGCAATCCGCATCGGAGCTGCCGGAAAGCGAGCAACCCTCACCCATGCGATCCTCGCCGGCACCGTCCTTGAACTCCGCAACCTCCTCTTCGACGGCAACGGATGACCTCCCACTCCTCACGATCGATGGGGCTGATTACCGCGTGGTGTGGGCGGACCTGGAGGCTACAGGGCTACCGTCCCGGATATACGGGCACAACCTCCTCTCGCTGGAGAGGCGAGGCGCCTTTTATGAGATCAGGTTCTCACTCGTCAACGGCGGCCCCGTTCATCACTGGCTGCTGAACGCGTCCGCCATCACGGGGATCAAATGCAGGTAGTTTGTTCCGCCTGCAAGATTTCCCTCACGGATACCGTGGGATGCTCCCTATGCTCGGGGTGGCGCCATCTCGTGGCCATCTCCGATGCGATCAGCTCCGACGCCTCGCGCTCTCCAAGCGAGCTCATCCCACAAGCGACGGAGGTGTGCAAGTTCGCACTCGATCGTCTCTCAGCCAAGAGGGCCACGGGTAAACTCGCCGGTGCCGACTACTCTGCGATCTCGGCCGTTATGCGCAGCCTCGTGGGCCTTGTGGATGCTGAGCGTAAGAACTCAGCCGAGCAACGGCGACAGGCCGGGAACCTCACCATCGCGGAGCGCATCGACCTCGTTGTCGAATTCTTCCGCGACCTCGCCCCCGAACATCAAGCCGATCTCCTGAAGCAGATCGGTGCCACCTCACAATCGCGGAAGATGAAGATGCCCGATGGCTACCTCACCTAGATGCTGTTTGGCGACACCACGTTCCTTCCTGCGACCTTTTGGGCAAAAGTCCGATGCGATGCGGATAGCCATTGGCGATGGACCGGGATGCTGGACAAGGATGGCTACGGCCATAGCTTCTCTTGTCAACCACTCGGGAAGCAACGCGTCCATCGGCTCATGTATATGGCCGCAACATCAACAATGCTCCCACAAGGGAAGCTCGCGATCCTCTGGCAAGTGGACCACATCTGCAAGGTTCGCAACTGTGTCAACCCGGAACATCTCCAGCTCCTGAGCCAGCGGGACCACTATGAGAAGGATGTGCTCGCCGCCATCCTGAGGAAGGCCCGCTTCTGTCGCAAGGGGCACGAGCGTGATGTCCACGGCACGAACGCGAAAGGTGTCTGTAACCAGTGCGCGAAGGATCGCCGCGCAATGAAGAAGTTCCGCGAGCATATCTTCAAGGACACGTGGGGCACCTAGCGTGATAGACGCCTTTCTACATACGGTCAAAGGCCGTGGCACCGCAGATATCGAGGCGCGCCAACAAGAGGCCGTGGCCGCACTACTGGCACGGTTGTTCCCACAACAGAAAGCATTCGTGCTTGACGGTAGCCGCCGCAAGTCCGCCCTTTGCCCGCGCCGCGCCGGCAAGACCTACGCATGCGTGGCCACGATCATGATGGGCCTCTTCGCGAAATCTGGGGCACGCATCCTGTACATGGCCAAGACCCGTAACCAAGCGGAGAATCTCGTTTGGTTACCGCTGAAGGATATCAGCACCGCCTTCGGGCTCTCGCTGAAATTCAACGAAACCTTTCTCACTGCCACCGCACCTAACGGATCCTTCCTACAGCTCCACGGCGCGGACAACCTCGGCGAGATCGATAAGCACCGAGGACAAGCGTTCGACAAGGTGATCATTGACGAAGCGGGCACCTTCGACATCACGCTGATGAACACGCTCGTGAACGCCGTCATTCAACCCGCGCTTAACGATCGCTTCGGGCAACTGATCCTCACCGGAACCCCGGGCCCCGTGCTCGCGGGCATGTTCTACGAGGCGACCTCCGTGGGTATGCCCGGTGTTCGCCTCCACGGTACCACCATCGACGGGCCCACACTCTGGTCCTTTCATAAGTGGACGCAAGCCGACAACGTCGCGATGCCACACATCTGGGAGCTCTCGCTCAAGGATAAGGCCGCACGCAACCTTGCCGACGATGACCCGGTGTGGCGTCGCGAGTATCTCGGCGAGTGGTGCCCGAGCGATGACCTCATGGTGTACAAGCTTGGGAACTCCACGTGGCTCCCGGATCCAATGAGCAAGAATCCTCACGGCCTCCCGGATGCTCACGACTGGTACTACCTACTGGGCATCGACTTCGGCTTCGAGGATGACTTCGCGTGCGTCGTGAGCGCGTGGTCACCGAGTTCCTCGGTCTTCTACCAGGTGTGGGATTACAAGGCGCCGCACGTCACCATCGGGCAAATGGCCGAGGTGATCACAGCTGCCATCTCCCGCTTCGGTGAGTTTCACGCCATGATCGCCGACACGGGTGGCTTTGGTAAGTCGCTACTCGCAACGCTTGTCACCGATTACGGGTTCCCGTTCGAGGCGGCCGAGAAGCGCGAGAAGCGCGATTATATCGAGCTCGTAAACAGCGACCTCCGTAGCGGCAAACTCATGATCCGCCACAACTCACTCGTGCACCGCGAGATGGAACTGCTCCAGTGGCTGGATCATCGCCGCATCAAAGAGAACAAGGCCACACCGAACCACGCTGCAGATGCGCTCATCTACACCTGGCGATACGCACAGCATCATCACAGCAAGCCCCGCGCTCCCGAAATCACCGAAGGCTCCACCGAGTGGGTGACCAGGAAGCGCCTAGACGCGCGCGAGAAGTATCGCCGCCAACGCTACCACAATGACGATCTGCAGTTTGTCGATTACGACGATCTAGGCCTTGGATAACCAACAGCTTCGCGAACTCCTTGATCTGCTCATGACCGCTGGGGTGAAGTCGTACCGTAATGGCGACCTCGCGATCGAGTTCGATGTGCAGATCATCCCCGCATCAGAAGAAACCTCGGCCGTAGAAGAGGCCGTGTTCACGCCATATCGTCGCGTGGTAACGGATCTTGACTAAGCACGACGCTTACGAGTGGTTTGAGTGCGAGGATCCGGACGAGCTCGCGGAGAAAGCTTTCGCTACCGCGGATGCTCTCGCAAGAGATCTGCGACCACAGACCAACGCCAACGCGTTCCACGCACAACTTTTCAGTGGCCGCCTTGAACCCACCTGGGGCTCCGGTGGCGGAAGACAGTTTGATGGTGGCCGTACCGCGTTGCAAGACAACGTAATCCGACAGACTATCAACATCGCCACATCGATCATCGCTAGCAAGTTGCCCCGCATCAAAGTGTTGTCAACCGATGCCGAGTGGAGCGACCAGCGTAAAGCCCGAGGCCTCAGTAAGTTCCTTTGGGGCGAGATGCAACGCTGCGGCGTCTACCGGATGGCCCCGGAGCTGTTCCGCGATGCTTGTATCTACGGGACCACGGTCGCCAAGGTTGTTCACCACGCGGGCAGGGTCCGTGTTGAGCGTGTACTCATTGACGAGCTCCTGGCTGATGATTCCACCTGCGCCCCCGGCGAGCTCCCCGCGGAACTCTGGCATCGTCAAGAACTCCCGAAGCGTCGGCTTATGGCGAAGTATCCCGAGCACGCGGAGATGATCGCGGAGGCATCGGGGACCATCGGGCGCACCGTCAACAAGACGGACAGCGAAAAGGTTGTGGTCGTCGAGGTGTGGCGTCTACCGGATGGGGACGCCTCCGGGCGACACGCCATCATCTGCAGTAACTGCTGTCTGGTCGATGAGGAGTGGACCTCGGACCGGTACCCGCTCGCTTTCTTCCACTGGGAGCCACCTCTGGGATACGGCTTCTATGGTCAGGGCATCGCGGAAGAGAACGTGGATGTTCAAATCCGGTTGAACCACCTGAACAAGTTTGTGCAGACCTGCCACGATCGCATCGTTACTCCGCGCGTGTATCTCGACGTCGCGTCACGCCTCTTGAATCAGCAACTCACAAATGAGGTCGGCGCCGAGTACTACTATCGTGGTAACCCTCCGATCTTCCAAACGCCAACGGCACTCGGGCCTGAGACCTATAACCAGATCGCAGACCTTCGAGAGGTTCCACTGCGTCGCACGGGGATCTCCGCATACTCCGCGATGTCGCTTAAGCCCGCTGGCCTTGAGAGCGCAGCGAGCCTTCGTGAGTTCAAGGATAATGAGAACAACCGTTTCTCGATCCAGATCCAACGCTTCGAGGATTTCTTCAAGGACATCGGCCTTCTCATGATCCACTGCGCGGCAGATTTGCACGCGACCGGCGAACCACAGCGCACGAGCTTCCGCGGTCACGGTGTGGCCGAGCTCGTCGATTGGGGCGATGTCGATATGGATGCCGATCGCTTCGTGCTCACGGTCGAGGCCTCATCGCTGTTGAGTATGTCTCCAGCGGCCCGGCTAGAAAAGGTGCTCGAGCTCGCGCAAGCGGGCCACCTGGACAAGGATGAGCAGCGCTATCTCTTGGGTCACCCCGATCTCGAGCGTTCCAGTAGTGGTGCCTTCGCCGATTATGAAATGACCGAGAAGGTGATCGAACAGCTAGAGGATGGACGACCCGTCGTGCCGGAGTCGCATTGGAATCTGGCCCTCCTCCGGAAGAGGATCGCACAGGCCCTCACGCGGCTACAGCTCCGAGATACCGAAGCCTCACCGGTCCCAGGCGATGTGCTCCTCAATTTTGATCGATTCCTACGCCTTGTCGATGACAAGATCAAGGCCGCCGCCGAAGCCACGGCACAACCCGCTGGTGCCGCACCGGGCGCCCCACAAGAACCTCTCGGGGCGGCACAAGCTGCGTCCGCCCAAGGCATACCACTTGAGCAACCGCAACCCATGCTCGCCCCACCGATGATGTAGCTGATGAGCGACCCCGCTGGAATCCCTGAATTGGATATGACGAAGTTTGACGACATCTTTGATGCGCCCGAAGCGGTAGCATCGGGGTCTGTCGCGCCCGAAACCGCCCCCGTCGAGGCCGCCGCAGCCACACCGGAGCCCGCTCCCGAGGCCGCACCGGTAGCACCGGAACCGCCACCCGCGGCAGCCGAGGTCGACATCCGATTGCGAGCCCTGGCCCTGCTAGAAGCGGAACAGAGAGCGAAGAGGCTGGCTGAAAAGACCGCGGCCGTGGCCGATAAGGCGGCCGAATCTCCACCACCGGCGTTAGATGCTGCCGCCTTCCGCGCGGACCCCGTGGGTTTCGCTCAACAAGCGGGCCTTACCCCAGAACAGCTCACTGAGATCGCGACCCAACAAGCGGGCCTTACCCCAGAACAGCTCATTGAGGTCGCGACCCAGCTCTACTATGCCGCCCAACCGACGGACAAAGTTCCGACCGATTACAAGCAAGCCCAGCTTGAGGCCGCGCAGAAGCGTGAGTTCGAAAAGCTCCGCGCCGAGGTCGCCGCCACTGAGATGCGGGCGAAGGTCATGAGTTACACCGCCGATCTCAAGACCACGGTGCTCGTTGACGATTCTTACCCTCTGGTTAAGAAGCAGATGCGCGAGAATCCGCAGCTCACGATGGGCGCACTCTGCGAGCTTGTTGATCGTATCAGCCCTAACGGATCTTGGGTGTCGCCCGCTGTAGCGATCGCCGAATTCGAAAGGGCCCTAGAGAGTCTATCCAAAGCTGAAACAAAGACGCCGACAGCTCCGGCACCTGCAGCCACTCCCCGTGCAACCGCTCGCACGCTCACGAACTCCGATGTTCAACCCACTACCAAGCGATCGCGCCCATCAACATCTCTGGATTATGCCGAGCTTGCTCGCATGATCCCCGATACGCCGCGATCACGCCGCTAGGCGATGTCAGTTCTTCCTCTTACGTATACAGCCCGATCCGCAAGTAACCCCGTCTACAACATCCTTAAGCGCATCTACGAGCAGCAACCTGCTCCGGTGCTCTGGGAGAAAGAATATAAGCTGCTGAACATGATCCCCAAACGACAAGGGTTCGTGTCCGGCGAAAGCTACACCTTTGAGGTCGAGTATAGTGGCCCCGCTGCTTATCAAAACTTCAGCAAGTCGCAATCGTACTACAACACGAGCAACTGGGCTCGCTTCACGGTTGGCGACACCGATTGCTACTCGGAATGTCGGCTCGACGCCAAAACGCTGCGCCGCGTGAAAGGTGGCAACCGCGACTCGTTCGTGCGCGATCTCGCCGTGAGCTATCGCAAGCATATGATGTCTGTCATCAAGCGCATCGCCTACGGCATCACGCGCGATGATAACGGCTACATTGGAACGATCAGCGCTGTGGATCATTCCGCGGACACGATCACCATGACCATGAAGAAGGATGCACACTTCTTCTTCAAGGGCCAGAAACTCCGGTTCTCTGCGAACGCCAACGGTAGTTCGCCCAGGTCCGAAGATACCGGCAGCGGTGAAGACTGGGTGGTCGAGGCCGTGAACAAGACCACGGGCGTCATCACGCTCGAGGGTATCAAGTCTGGTACCGCGATCACCGCCGGTGATTACGTGTTCCTTGAAGGTGACGACAAGACCACGCAAGCCTCATGGCTCGGTCTTGCATCGTGGATCCCGTACACCGCCCCTACTTTGGGAGCGGACAGCTTCACCAGCTCGGCCCTTGACCGTGGTGTTGCCCCCGAGGATCTCGCTGGGTGGCGCTTCGATGGCACCTCGCTCGGCCTCGACGACGCGATCGAAATGGCGCTCTGCGATGGTTCCTATAGCGGTGAGGGTCCAACCCACCTCGCGATGGCCCCACGGCAGTTCCTCGAGCTCACAAAGATCGCAAAGGCCGGTGTTGTTCGCGAGCCTCGCGATAACCGCTTCGGAAGCGCGGTTGCGACCTTCATGGGTCCGAACGGTGAGGTCGGGATTATCAGTGACGGCACCATCCCAGAAAACCGCGTCTACGGTCTCAACCTGGAGACCTGGGAGCTCTTGCATCTCACAGATGATCTCGTTGAGCTCTCGATGGATGACGGCCTTGAAGCCGCACGCCTTGCGGACTCGGACGGCATGGCTTACCGCGTTCGTAGCTGGTCGCAACTGATCTGCCGCCGCCCCGGCGACAATTTCGTCATCGGCGTCAACACCGTCTCGTAATAACTGATCAGCGCGAGGGGGCGGTATCCGCTGTGGTGCCGCTCCCTCTGGCGCACGGAGGTTTCCTATGTCACTCAAATACGGATTTCGCGGCGGCTACATCCTACGCACCGCGCACCCTGATCAATACATCATCACCATCGGCTGCGAGACGAATAACACTAGTGCGCCCGATGGCGACATTGGTAATAGCACGATCGGCGCCTGGACCTATCAAGCAACGGGCATCTTGAAGTACACCTTTGCTGCGGGGCATCGCCCACGCTCGGTGCAAGATGTTCTGTGCGGCTTCCACGAAGCAACACCGGACATCAAGGTGCTGTACAACGGTGATTACTCACCGACGACGGGCGTGCTCACCTTCACGCAAGTGGATGCTGACGCTGGCGGCGTAGATGTTGCCGCAGCGACGAATGATAAGACGTTCCGCGCCACACTGTTTTGCACCCGCAGCAGCATCAATGACTAGCTAGTTAATCACTGATCCCGGAGCTCACCGATGCGCACTTATACAGCCTCAGAACTCGAGACACGCGTGCGGCAATATGCCGATGTCGTGCACGACACACAACACGTGACCTCGTCCGAGATCTACACGAGGTTATCTGTAGCCTTCGGTGAGCTCTGGGATTCCTTTATCACCACTAACCCCGCCTACTACACCAAGTTTGAAACGTGGACCGGCGACGGCACCACAAATGATTTCTCTGTCGCGAGTGACTACTACTTCACAGTGGGCATCGATCGCCAGGTCTCGACAGGCAATTATGAGACGCTGGCAAGCGTGGGAATCGGCGAGCGTAACATCGCCCCAACCACGGTAGGGACCGCGACCTATTGGCACCCGGTTTACAACACGGAAGCCCAAGGCAAGATCCGGTTACTCCCAACCCCCGCGTCCGGGCAAACGTATCGTCACGCCTACGTGCGATCGGCCCCAAAGATCACCGCGGGCTCCGATGTCATCGACGGCCTCAACGGGCTTGAAGATGGTGCCTGCTTATTGGCAGCGATCGGGATCTGTATCAAGCAAGCGCGCCGCGACACTGAGAGCAGCTTGCAGGCACAGCTAAACCGTTTCGAAGAGCGTCTACTCCGCAACGTTGCCCGCCGCACCCCGGGCCGCGTAGTGGATGTGTACGGTGCCGACTTCACGACCGACCCCAGCGATCGTCGGTACTATCCTTACGGCTCTGGCTCGTAAGCCAACATTCCGCGCACCGCTCCCGGCGGGCAACCTGGCGCTTGATACGGTATCAAGCAAGCTGGATGCGATCCCATTCTTGGATGGACGCCTAATCGAGCACGATGTGGCTGATACCACGGTCACGATCCCACACAAGTTGGGCCGGGCCTATCGCGGGTTCCTCATCCTTAACGGCGTACGCGCTGTCGAGGTTGAGACCAATACCGAGAAGGATAAGACCCTTCAACTCGATCTCAGCGCCCCGGCGGGCCAAGAACTGATCTCCCGCTACACCTTCGCGAGCAATAGCACTTCCGCCACGATGTTTACCGGCCTCGACGGGAACACCGATGAAGTGTGGACCTATCGCTTTATGTTCGTCGGCAAAAGCAACACGACCACGTGGATCTACCTTAACCCTAACGGGTCCACAGGTAACGGCATGGGTACCTGGCACTACACCAACGCGGCCGCCACGCTCCACGGTAGCGCCGGCGTCGGAACGGAGATGGGCCTTATGCGATCGGATGGCTACCTCGCGAGTGGCTACAACATCTGCGGTGAGGGTACCTTCTTTGCCGCAGCAAGTTTTGGTCGGCGTCAAAGTCTTTGCCGTGCGAACGATTTTAATAGCAATACCAGCACCGGTTACTACGGTGGTGCAGGCTCCGGTACGTGGCACAATACAATCGACAACATCACGTCGCTTGGGATCACCGCGGCCACGGCCAGCTTCATCGGTACCGGATCGTGGTTTGAACTTTATCGCAACGTAGACGCAACATTGCCGCGCGTCGTCAAGCTTTGGGTCTTCTAGATGCCCTCAATTGGATCATCACTCGGGATCACACTTCCAACACCGGGCACCACCACGGATTGGGGTGACGACCTCAACACCGCTATACAAACGATCATCGATGCCATCGAGGCCGGCGTGCCCAGCGGTGGGCTCAACATCGCGGCCAATATCGACCTCAACACCTACGGCCTACTCGAGACCGGGTTCGCACAGCTCACCAATCAAGGTGCCACGCTCACAGCGAGCACCGACTACAATAAGGTTTACGCGTACGGCGGTAACCTCTACTTCACCGATGGCTCCGGCGCTGCTATCCAGATCACGAAGAACTCCGCGCTGAACTCCGCACTCACCGGGGCCATCACCGGATCCGGATATGGATCGGGCGGCGTCGCAGTCAACTGGGACTCTGTGGGGAGCGAATTTGAATTCACGGACGGCACGGGTGCAGACGATTTCGCGAATATTCGCGTGGACAAGGTCCGTCTCCACGATGGTAGCTCACACTATCTCGCGTTGGGTGTGACCAGCCTCAGCGCAAACGCGACGCTCACCTTCCCGGCGCTACCAGCAAGTACTCTCATCGCGCAGTGTGATAGCTCCGGCAACATCAGCTATAGCAACACCATCAGCCAGGCTGTCGACTTCAGTAGCACCGTTACATGCGCCGCCCACCCGAAATTCACAGCGGACCTTAAGATCCCGCTCGCGGCAGCCGCGTTCCAGGGATACACGGTAGCGTCCGAAGATTGGGAGTTCACCTATACCAACTACAGCACCAGCTGGCAGTGCAACACCACGGCGGGCGAACTCATCGCAGCGTCGATACCCGTGCCGGAGGGTATGCGTATCGTGCAGGTGGACGTGATCCTGAAAACAAGCAGCACGGGGTTTTTGCCCACAGTCCGCGTGTGGCGGACCAACGGCACCACAGATTCACAACTGGACTCGGACGCCGCTGCTGCTAGCACCTCAGTGCAGACGGTCACGTGTTCCACGGGCTTCCCCCTCACTGTGGCAGCTGGGTATCTTTACTCCATCGTTGTGACAGGGCCAACATCCGGCGCCGGTACGGTGGACGTATACGGCGCCGTGGTCCATTACGACTATGTCTAACCCGATAGACATACCTTTCGCGGGAGGTATCGATACTCTCAGTGATCCGAGAGCCGTTGACGCACCGCGCCTGCTCGAGGCGGATAACGTCGTTTACACCGCGAACGGTCTCCTGCAGAAATGCCGCGGATTGGATCGGCTGGACGAGCTCACGAGCTCAACCACGTTCGCAGCCGGGCTCGCTGTGCGCGATAATCAAGAGCTCCTCGCATTCGATGACGACAACCTCTACAGCTACGACCCCGCCACGAACACGTGGTTAGATCGTGACGATTGCGTGGTGGTGAACAGCTCCGAGGCCGGGGTAACGGTCCGCTCCGCGAATCAGACGATTCCCGATCTCTGCACGCACCGAGGGATAACTGTTGCCGCGTGGTACGACTCGGATGGGGGCTCCGACAACCTCGTTTATTCGGTGAAGTCCAACGAGACGGGAGCCTACTACACCGCGGACACCACAATCAGCGGCGGGCAGAATGCGCGGATCGTTCCCGCGGGCAACGCGATCCTCCTTTTCACCTACCACGCGAGCGGGACTGCGATCAGGGTTCGGCCGATCTTCCCCGGCGCCCCTTCGGCGACACCAACCGCGAGTGACATCGTCACGGACGTGCACACGGACGCCGTTTATGATGCGTGTCCCGCGCATGACGGCCAGGCGGCGGCACTCGTGTACAAGAGGAACAACGGCGGTACCCAGGAGATCCGCGTGTTGCATGTTCTGCCGAACG